TTTTTTCTGGCAAGGGGCGTCGGTGTTCCCGACGCCCCAGTAAATCCTTTCTACTCTACTCGTAAGGTCTTTGCGGAGGGAGCACGTGTCTTTGAGACCGTACTGCCACGCCCTAAATCGAGAGTTGTTGATCAAGGAAATGCCCATATTGTTCTACCACAATCCAGAAATGCGAGGAGGAGGATGTTTCGTCGTCTCAACTATTGTGCCGTACCTGGCTATTCACCATTATGCATGGACTCAAATGACCCTGACACTGTCGACTGCGCTTTTCGCCAGCGTCTCTTTAGGGATTTACCAGATGCAGATGAGGCCACTATGGTTCGTTTCAAGGACTTTGTCTCTAATTATGTGCGCGAAAACATACCTAAGGCAAAAGTCAATAGTTTTGACAAGTGGATCTCGTCGACAAGTTACAGCGAACAACGGAAGGACGAGTTACGTGAGGCCTATGATAAACTGAAAGGTGGTCGACCCACTTCTCAGCAGGCTTCACATATCGATACTTTCGTAAAGACTGAGTTTTATCCCTGCTATAAACATGCCCGAATGATCAATTCGAGGTCTGATGCATTCAAAGCTTGGTCTGGCCCACGCTTCAAAGCCATTGAAAAAGTCGTCTACAATTTACCTCAGTTCATAAAACACACTCCTGTAAATGAGAGACCTGCTAAAGTGCGCAGCCTTAAACAAGCTGGTCGGCACTATTACCAAACTGACTTTACCGCCTATGAAAGCCATTTCACCGCCAAATTGATGGACATTTGCGAATGCGAACTCTATCGTTGGTGTTTGTCCGATGACCGTGATGCTGAATTTCTTTGTAATACATTGAAAGGAAAGAATCGCATGAGGACACGAACGGGAGTACGTGCTGATATTGATGCTAGACGGATGTCTGGCGACATGTGCACGTCACTTGGAAATGGATTCACGAATTCCATGCTCACTGAATTTCTTGTACATGAGAAAGGAGGCAAGCTTGAGGGGTTCGTGGAGGGTGATGATGGCCTTTTCTCCACAGATGTTCACCTTGATGGCACTGACTATGCCAACTTGGGCTTTACTATAAAGATTGAGGAAGTCGATGACCCATGCAAAGCGTCATTCTGTGGAATGATCTTTAGTGAGAGCGGAGAAATTATCCGTGATCCTAGGCGCTTTCTCATGGGGTTCGGTTGGACCAGTTCCTTCATAATGGCAGGAAACAAAATTATGGAGGAGCTTCAACTCGCCAAGTCACTGTCTGCTATACAGGAGACAGGTCAGTGCCCGATAGTGGGCAAAATGGCGCGGCACGCTTACCTCAAAACGTGTCATCGGCATCCACGATTTGATCCTACTTCGTGGAAAGATTGTAACATGGCAAAGCAAAACTTTGACCTGTTCAGTATCACCGAATTCCAACCGAAAGATGACACAAGGGAATTATTTTCCGAAATGTACGGAATTTCTATTCCCGCTCAATTGGAGATTGAGGATGCCATCGATAATGACGACATGGATCGTGTAGCCATCCTGATGCCCCCAACATGGGAGCAATTCGACTACACATCCAAGTACGTTGTTATAACGTGAACAATTCAAACTGCTGGCTTACATACATTTACCTTTTGAATTGACTAGGCAGAGTGTCTGCCTCTCTACATTTGATTATGCAGAGTTGTGTGGTAAAACCACGCGAAAACAAACCGACACCGATCATGGTGGCGTAATCGCGGAGAAAGTCACTCCGTTATCAAATTGTACTGCTACTTGAAAGTTCAACTGCGTATCTAGATTGCCGATTTCATTGAATTGAATAGGCTTTCTGTGACTCACTACAGTTTCTTCATTTAGCTACTGAATACCCGCAAGGGGGCATTAGGGGGGAC